TTATATAATCACGTGTACTGTGATCAGTAAACATAACTCTTACATCTCTATCCATTGGATCAGGTGCGCTCATTCTTCTTCTTCCTTCTTGCTATACAATTCTTCTTTTAAATCTGATTGTATCTCGTCAACTTCTGCTACTTCCTTATCATCTAGTGCCATAGATGAATACATCATCTCGTTATAGTCATTAACAAACTTTTCTGTTAGTGACTGTACCTTTATAGGATTTATCTTATTTAATTTAATAGATGATTGTGACACTTCTTGTCCGCCGCATGCGTTAGCCATAGCTACCGCCCACTTCTTCATCTCCTTTTGACTTGTAAATAGATTCATAACTTAGTCGCCGCCGCGTTCTGATCTAACAAATACATAATGTATAACGTTATTCCAGTTCTCAAAATGGTGTATGTATAAACCATTTTTGTGCAACCAGTCACGTAACTCTCCTGTGCTGTCTATGTACTTAGGATTGTTCTTGTGTATTACAACAAATCCTCTACCAGTTTCACCAACTGATTGTACAAGTTCTGACAACATAAAGTTATCATCAAACGTAGTATTAATTGCAGTCATTACTACCTCCCACTATTAAGTATATAGCATAAATCCAGAATCGTAAAGAATTTATAGAAAAACACCAGATCGAAGTTATGATCTGGTGTCAAGGATCAGAGTAAAGGAGGAAACCTCTGACCAATGAAGTGACTTGACAATAATTATAGCATGCATTAATCTGTGGAGATAGTTATCTTACGTGTCATAACGTTAGACAACTCCTTCCACAAAGCAATAAAGCGGACCTGTGAGTCCGCTTTGCTTTTGCAGTACCTTGCTATGGCACCGTAGTGATTACATAATTACTATACTATCTCTTTATTATTGTGTCCATTCTGATCTACAACCATAGTCATTACACCTTGTTTAGTTTTCTTACCTGCTTGCTGCTCAAACCATGTTGATTCATCTAAGCTAGGTACCTGGATCCAAGTGCGTCCATCATGCAATTCACGGTGATGATGGTAATGACCTGTAACAAGAATGTCACTGGATCCTGCATGGAATCCACCAAATGTCTGGTTCTTCCACCAATTCATAAGTTTATTCTCTACTGATCCACTGTAACCTGCAAGATGTCCATGAGTAAAGCTCATGTTTGTGCCACATACATTAAGTGATAAGTGTGGTTCGTCTGGTATAACAAACTTTATATGTTTGTATTGTGGTTTGTCTGCAAATATTTCTGCAATCTGTTCAAACACTTCTATGTCATAGTTGTCCATCTCACCTGTTGGCGCTATGTTCTTTGCAATTCTTTTAGTTCCATGATTACCTGGTACTGCACCTACTACAACTACATCAAAGTCTCTTGACCATTCAACTAATGCTTTAGCAATAAGTCTTCTAGCTAACTTCATCTGATTACGATAGTCAAGCTCTACGCCGTTAGGTCCCATTGCTTGTGGGTAAAATCCTACGCAGCCCTCGACGATATCACCTAATCCTACGACTGTTAACTGATCTAGCTGCACTCCTGCTTTACGTAAGAAGTTATAACGATCACGTACTGTATCTATCTTTTCTAAAAATCTATTGACAATAGCTTCGGTACCACCACCATCACGCTTGCCTAACTGTAGATCAGATATAGCAACAAAGAAACTAGCTTGTGGTTTTGTTACTTTAGGTTTAGCTTTACGCTTGTAAGTCTGAATCCATTTAGATATACGATCATAATCTTCTTTGTCTAGTGCATGTTCTTTGTATACAATCTGTGCTTTGTATGCCCATGCTTGTTGCACGTCTCCTTTTCCCATATTCATATCCCACGTGCTTACACGGATCGTGTCATTTAGAATAGAATACTTGTCAGGATCGAATCCCCACGATCTAAGAAGGTCATTAAACTCTGGACTAGCATTGTCCATAGCTCTTGTTGTAATAGTTCCTGTCTTAGTTTTATAGTTAAATTCTACGCCAGGTTCCCAACCATTAGGGTGACTCGGTGTATCTTTAACTTCGTTGTGTGCTACGTCCTGTTGGGTTGCAGTAAGTTTACTTACCTGCGAGTTGTTTTTTTGCATACTCTTTTAGTACAACTATTACTGATCCACCACCTGCAATTGCTGCAGCTTGTATCGCTGTAATGTCTAAGTCGAGTGCAGGACCTACAAGTAAAGCAGAACCAAATGCTTCAATGAATGTCCATACAACTTTTTCGATAAGTGCTTTGAGTTCATCACTCATATTATCTCCAGTCTATATTATCGGTCTTCCCTGTAGTTTAGCGTCAATTCGTGTCACCTTTTCGTGAATAGAATCTAACGTTTTACTATCGGAACTTTGTTGTGGTGCGGCAGCACCATCTAAATTTATCTTGCTTACTTCTAATGTAACTGGTTTACCTTGTAGCAATACTGCTGCAACTTTCTTGTACATATTTTGATACGCTACGCGTGACTGTCCGATCATACCGTCTTTACCTAGATCTAAATCTTGTTGTGTGTTACCTGTCAGAATGCAACCGCTCGTATGCTCGTCCGTATTGCCACTGTGAATAAGTATGTATTGAAATCCAGGCACATTTTGTAGTTCTAACATTCCGTAGTGTGCGTTCTTATATCTTGCACTGTATTTTTGGTGAAATCCACCTACTTTTCTAAACTTTATATCGTATGTACCTTCAGGTATGCAGGTTTCGTGCATTACTTTTACTGCTTGGTATTGATCTTCAAGTGTATAACATTCAAACTTACCGTCAATATACATAAGACCATTAGTAGCGTCTATGCCAAACTGTGTACGAACAACTTGTATTTTCATTATTCTCCCTGTTTACTTGTTCTTATTATAGTCTTTGCATTCAGGATTTGTACAGTTTAAAGTATAATTACTCAACTGCACTTCCATTGGTTTGTCACATTTAGGACAAGATACTTTCGTATGATCCTACCTGCTAGCTGCCCACATGTTGTCCACCATGTTAGGATATTTACGACCATTAGCTTTAGCTCTAGCTTTTGCCTTTGCTTTTTGCGCAGGTGTTAGCTTCTTTGGTTTACCTAAACCTTTTGGTCTTGGTTTATCCCAGATTGGTTTACTTTTTTTTGCCATTCTTTTTCTTTTTCTTTTGTTTTAACATAGCAAAATCTGCACCTGTAATCTTGTTACGTGGTGCTGCCATTCTTGCTATCTTCTTTTGCTTCTCACTGTATTTGCTCATTGGCATAATATACCTCTTACCATTTAGTCTTGTTAGCCCAGTAAGCTGCAGACATTTTACCTTTTGCTATGTTCTTAGCATGTCTTGCCTTAAAGGACTTACGTCTTGCTTTAGACTTTGCGTCTTGTTTTTTACCTGCACCACTAACTCCTTGCTGTCCATAACGGATCAACTTTATTTTGTCTCCCTCTTTTGCAAGTACAGCATGTGATTTTGTAGCGTGCTTAGGTGTTCTCTTAGGTTTATTATAACCAGAAAACTTTTCTCCTCTGTATGTAATCATGACCGCTTCCAACTTTTTTTTGCAGTTTCTTTTGCTTTCTTTGATAACTCACCGTAATGGTATAGTCTTTTAGATGATTTAGAGTGGTTTGCGCCACTGTGAAGTTGACCATTTGGCATTTTATGAAATTTACCTTTATATACTTTGCCAGTTTTAAGGTAATGTTTTACTCCCATACCCATAGTTACTTCTTTTTACGTTTGCTTTTCTTTTTCTTTTTTGTTTTTTTCATACCGTATCCGTATGCCATTATCTGCTCGCTTTCTGTGATGGTTTGTCATCACTATCTTTACGTAATCCTATAGTCAGTAACCATAAGATTGTACTTAATATTATAGCAACACCAACTATGTCTTTAGCTGTGCCAGTCAAAGTTAGCCATGCTATAAAAAAACCTAGTAAAGTAAACGTTTGTGCAATCGTTTCTTTTAATATATCTTTTATCCAGTTAATTAATTTTTTTATATACTTCATACTCTACGTCTTATTCTAACTGGTACGACTTGCACACTAGCTACAATTTGCGAAGCTATGATAACTGGTACTACAACTTCTTGCGCTTTTTCCTTTTGTGTAGAGGTCATTGTGTCACCTAATTGCGTAAGATCTATTGCAGCTATATCTATATCTGTAAATGCACCAACAGGATCTGCAAGGAACTCTTCAGTTTGTATCTCTGTGACAACGTCCGCAAGGTTGTAATCTTCTACGTCAGCGTTTTCTACTGCACGTTCTACGTATTCTTCAACAGCTTCTGCTACAGCTTCGTCTTCTTTAACTGCTTCAGCTATTATTTGTACGTCTTCTGGTTCTTCTAAGTTAAGAACTTCTTGTACAACTTCTACTTGTTCTTCTGTTAATACTTCTTCTGTAGCTATAGTTATAACTTCTTCTATAACTTCGCTTACAACTTCAAGTACATCTTCGCTAACTTCTGTAAGATTTTCCACTCCGACATCAGCAACTTCAGTAAGTACTTCGATAACCTGCTCTGTTTCAAGCTCTTCTACCTCTACTTCTATAATCTCTTCTACAATGTCTTCTACTTCTGCAACCTCTACAGCTATTTCTTCTTCAGTAAGTTCTACAGGATCTTGTACAGGTTCTTGTTCAAGTTCTTGTGGCTCTTCTTCTGGTTCCAGTAAGACCTCTTCTGCCTCTTCAACTTCTTCCTCCTCTTTTATTTCTTCTTCTTTAT